TGATTAGGGTTACCTTATCCTTCATCATTCACTCTCCACAAATCCCTCGTCGAGAACAGAATCATCCGATTCACCGTTGATCAAATCTTGTGCTTTCCAAAGCTTGTCAAGCGCAACGACACCGAGAAAATCAAACTTGACAGCCCCCATATCCTCTGCATTGTACATCTCAAGACCGACCACCCGGTCTTTATTCCGAGCGTCATATGCCAATGGTGTAAGTTCGGCAATAGGTCTGTCGGCAATAACAACACCAGCAGCATGTTTTGACTGGGACTTCTTCGTTCCCTCGATCCTCATAGCCTGATCAAACAACGGCTTAAACCACTCGTATGCATCCTGGACCTGTTCTACATTATGAACAGCCCACTGGAGAATACCATAGTCATCGCCCTGTTCGGTCCTTGCCTGTCGCAACTCGTCTGCGATAGAAGCCTCGTCGGGGATATGTCGTGTAATGTCGTTACACAGGTCGTGGGGCGTCATGTTGATATCGCCAGCATCCTTACCTTCCTTGACCGCCTTGACCTTCATCAAATGCTTCACTGTGTCGGGATGAGCGCGGAATACTTCCTTGAGTGCCGCCTTGCCCTGTAGCCGACCGAATGTGATCATCTGTGCTACATATTCATCTCCCCATCGTTCTTTGAGGTAGGCAATGACTTCACTACGGAATACCACACCAATATCAGTATCGATATCAGGAAGGCTAACGTGACCATCATGGGTCTTAACCTTCCGCTCAGTATCAAGTTCGTCACGACCCGCCAGTGTTAAACCCAACCCATACGCCAAATGCGAGTTGGCAGGATTCTCTGCGGGCTTATCCTGGATCATATCGTACAGATACATCCACATACGAGGATTCTGTTCGTCGATCCACTCAACCTCTTCTCGCATCATATCTGTGAACTTGACCTTGCCCTGCTTCATCCGTCCCGCTAGGTGCGTAGCCACCAATTTCCGTTCGGCGTTGATATCTCGTGTGTGAAGTATCTCAAAGTTGTCGGACATCCATGACATAAAATCCGTTTGCCCGACATCAAAGTGGGCAGGGATATTACGGCTCATGTTGTAGAATCGCTCGAAGTATAGTCCGTACTTGATTGGATCAATACCTGTAATGCCTGTCAGGTAATTGACCAGAGAACCAGCACCCGAGCCACGTCCCTTGCCCCTGGGGCCATTCTTGTCGTCAACGAATCGACACGCATCCCAAACGATCAGGAAGTAGTCGGCTAGTCCAGCTTCCAGGATAACGATAAGCTCTCGCTTGAGTCGTTTCCAGTAGGTTTGCTTCTGTTGTTTGTCTAGGTGTGTCAACTGTTCCTTGGCACCCTCTACGCACAGGTGCTTCAAATACTCGTTTGAGTCAAGACCAAGCGACTTCGATTCGTCGTTGGTGAATATTGGGAGATACGGATTGTGGCCGAGAGATGAGTATTCAATCTGGTCTGCGATATCCACTGTCGTCTGAAGTTCGGCTTCGGTAAAGTGCTGCCTCATCTCGTCGTAAGATGGGATGTAGTATTGATCCGATATCATGAAGTCCATGACATCGCCGGTTTGCTGTAGCTTCCGCTCCTGCTCTTCTTTCGTGGTGTGAAGCTGCGCATATAGCAGAAGTCTCTGGTCTTCAGCCTCTTGCTGGCGACAGTAATGAGCGTCGATGGTTGCAACTGTTGGCACGCCTGTTTCTTCGCCGAGTTCTCTCAAGCATTCAACCACCAATGTTTGAATGCCCATACCTTCATCTTGTAGTTCCAGGTAATAGTTACCCTTGCCGAATGTGGCAAGATGCTTGTGAATGATAGCCTTGCCGACATCTTTCCAGTTTGGTCGCAGATATTCTCTGGCTCCGTCCGCATTCCCGTTTCTTCCACCCATGATTGCTGCGCGAAAATCGGAAAACAGCGACATGGGCAGTTCACCAGCGATACATGCTGTCAGGAAAATCAAGTTACCACGCTTCGCAAACGGGGCGATACCCGCTAGATGGATGCGGGGCTTACGGTAGAAGTAGTCTGGTCTATTAGACTCACTTACCAAACCCATCAAGTCTTTGATGCCCTGATCATTCTTGGCGAGAACTATCAAATGGTTTCGCTTGTTATTGCCGGTGTTCTTAACATCAGCTTCCTGCTCGCAAATGTACATCTCGCATCCGATGATGGGCTTGATCTTCTTCTTTTTAGCTGCGTCATAAAAGACCTTCATTCCTGCGATGTTGCCGTGGTCTGTCAGCGCACAAGCTGGCAAGCCAAGTTCGACACATCTTTCTACTATGTCCTTGGGTGAACAAAGTCCATCCAATAGACTGTAGAACGAATGGACGTGCAAAGGTACGTAAGTCTTGCTCATTCTATGCCTCCACCTGTTTGCCGAAAGCCTCTTGACCCTGGCAGTCTAGATCAGCGTAACGATCTTCTACGTATGCACCACCCAACGCATGAAGATCACTCCATACTCGGTGACAAATACCACTCTTGTTGAAATTACACATCCTGCAAGTCCAGAAACGATTTCGTTGCACCAACGTATCGCGTTGGATGGTTGTGAAGAAACGATGAAGCGATGCTATTGTCATCGCTACGTCTTCTTTGGACAAAGCAATAGTAACAGGTCCACCGTCGTTAGTATAGTAGAATGTAATCAGTATATTCTTATACTTTGGATACAGGAAATACGCTGCCAAGTGATAGAGTCTTGGCTGGACTTCCCTCATCAACAACGCTTCGTCAATAGGCTGTTGACTGTAGAAGTCCTTTCTACTACCTGTCTTCCAGTCTACGATCTCGATGGTGTCTTCATCAATCTCTTGAACAAGGTCAATAAAACCTCGAACAGCAAATTGGTGCCGATTCCCATCTTTATCCAGACAACTCCATTCTTCTCCTGGCATCTCTAAAGCAAACCATCGTTCTGCATCAATAGGGTTGGCTATCTGATATGGATTGTAATATGGATCAGCCAACACGGCTTCTAGGGCAATCCGGCATTTCTTGAAGTCGGCAGCTTCTTTTAATTCGCCCGTCTCTTTGTCAATACGAGTGGTTACACGACGAATCTCGATTTCAGACTTGGCTGTGAGTTCATCCCACGACCTGTTGAGCAACCACATTGGATCGACGTTTGTCTTACCGCGTTTGCGCAACTTGATCATCCACTCTAGGGCTTGGTGAACAATGCTACCCTGGAGTGCCGCCTTGCCAGCTTTTGATTCCATGCCTAAGATGTATCGCATGAAATACGAAAACGGGCAATGGTTGTACAGCCCTATTGCACTAGCGCTACACTTAACTACTCTCATTAGTGCCTTCCCTGTCTGTTTCCTTATGGCGATCCGGTCCCTCTGGGAACAGCTTTTGAAGATGGACGACTTTCTTTTCCATGCTATTAAGCAGAGCGGCCATGTCACACTTCGGTGGACGATCATCGTTCAGCTTGTCGCACTCTACCGCGTCAATAAGAACACCAATACACGCTAATGCGCTCGCCAAATGGGGCACTCCCGTTTGATCATCAGCCCACTCTCCGTTAAACCATTTGTCCAAATGGCGGTTTGCTGCCGCATAGTATACTGAAGCCTTGACACCAGCGCTTCTGTAATTATAGCCACCGTATTTCAAATCGCCTTCGGTCATTGCCAAAGCGCCGTATGCTTTCGCAGTAGTTGGGAATAGGCTCAAATCCAACCTAGAAGTAGCTACTCTATCTTTGGGGTTTGTGTCTTTCTTCTCCATCAGCTTTCCTCTCCTGTTCCATAGCCATCAGATAACATCTCTGCCCTCGATGCTTTTTCCAAAATCGGACCAATCTTACTTGCAATGTCTTCGGCGAACATGTCGCCAACGTCTTTTGCTGTGTCTGGTGTTATGCAGAACACACGAAAATAGTGGGTCAATTCTTTCTCTAGTTTCAGCATAGCCTTTTGGCCAGCCTCATCGTTGTCGAATGTACACACAACAGTCAGAGCCCCTGCGTTTTGTAACATAAGTCTCTGTTGCCGAGACATGTTAAGGCCAAGTAGAGCAACGCTATTGCGAATACCAGCCGCTTCATATGCCCACACATCTCCCGGCCCTTCACATAGAATGACCGTACCAGTCTTGCTTATGAACGGCTTGGCATACCACAAGTTGTAGAGACACAGTTCACCACGAAAATCCTTAGAATGCTTCCATTTCGTGTAGATACCACCATACTGTGGATCAGGACACGACGATCGTTCTGGATGATGATGCATTCCACACTTCTCACACTTATCGTAAATGCTTCGACCAGACCACCCCATGATGTAACGTCCAGTTGCATCCAGAACAGGGAAAAAAGCCCGCTTATACATGGGCTTGCCTTTTGTATTGCAGAACGAAATGTGATACCGAGCTATGCTTTCAGGCGAAATCCCACGGTTCGGATAATAGACCTGATCAGCCTTCAGATGCGGCAACATATTCGCTAGCGGCACGCCTTGCCCCTGTACTGCTGACTGCTTTTTCCGATGTTGTTTGATAATCTTGGCTATCTCTATATCCTGAGCAGTCTCCGTGTTGCCAGGACACGATTCTAGCCCCAACGCCTGGATGACAAAGTTCACAGCACGCTTGAAGCCCCACTCTTTTCCTGTCTTGCGAGCCATAGCACCACGCACCAGCCCAAACACACTGCTAGACGGACCAGTGATGGGGTCACAATGACACCCTCTGGTCTTGCACTGCCAGTGATTTGATCTCATCGCCCAGAACATAGCTCTCTGATTGTCTCCCCCATGAACAGGACAAGCAGCCTGTAGATAGTCATGTCGTTCCACGTAGTCGATACCTAGCGCATCGAATATCTCCGGTATTCTTTCGCAGGCACGAGCCTGGATGTATGGAACATCTTTGGAGTTAAGACGACTCATTCGATCGATTCTCCAAAGCTGATTGTGTCACCATCGAGAATGGTTTGCCTTCTTCAAGTTTGCCGGTTGAGAGTTTGTCCAGTACGTTGATATACTCTCCGCTCTCCATCCCAGCACCATATCTGGTATCGGTTACGATCAGTTTTTTGGTTCCGTTAGATGGCGGGTCTTCGTTAAGCTCTGTCTGAACTTTCTGCTTCAGAATCGTAAAGTTTGAACACAGCCAGACAATTCGGTCTGATCCAGATACGACCTCAGCACCCTCTTTCTCAACCCCATCTCTGTTGAGTTGCACAGTCGCAAGAACCGGCAGCTTGAACTTCACGGCGAAGTTGTGTAGAGATGTGACCAAGAATCCCAACAGTTGATATTCTTGTAGGTTCTTCTTAAACCCACCGTCATCCATCAGCTTGATGTAATCGTAGATAATCAAACACGGCTTGGCCGCACCGCTACTGGTAAATCCAACCTTCTTCGACAACCACCTGCGAGCGATGGACATAATCGCATGGGGGGCAAGACCCGCTACTGAGAAGTGGTCGATAGGTAGGTTTTCTATTTGTTCCTGACATCCCCAAAGCGCTTCAGATTCATGTGGGTTACTCTTAAACTGACCAGTCTCCACATGGTTCAAATCTACACCAGTCACCAGAGAGGTGAGGCGATGTAACTGTGTATCCCCCGTAAGCTCTGTGTCGAGATACAACACGGGTACGCCGTTCGCGGCTATGTTACGTGCCACGTTCATACAGAAGAATGATTTACCTTGCTTTGGCCTTGCCCCGACAACATTAACTGTGGCTGGTCTAAATCCACCACCGATAGCGGCATCCCACGCTGGGAATCCAGTGGGTAATCCAATGATGTCTTGTGGCGTCTCGGCCAACGTGGTCATAACATCCTTGAATCTTTGCCCAAGAGATACCACACCGGCACCCTGAGATACAACCTGACCTGTAAATTCAAATATTGGTTCTTCGATTTGGCCAATGATCGCATCAACATCTTCAGCACCGGTTATTTGCTGCAAGTTGTTCTGTACGGTTTTGGCAGCTAGCCACCCACGCCTTGCGAGTGACAGCTTGTAGACAGCGACAACCAGAGACCGGACATTATCTTTGGATGATCCAGCCTCGTCCATAATTGCATCGAGGTATTCCGAATGCTTCCCGCCGCTTGTGAAATCGGTGTGTCCTAAAACCTTAGCTGCGGTTTGGATGTTGGGGGTATCAAAAGTCTTTGCTTCTTCCGTGTGTACCAAGTGAGACAGGATGTTGAATAGTTCTTGATTGCAAGGCCAATAGAAATCTTTGACACCGAGAATGTCTTCTACCTCAAAGAAACAGTCTGCGCCATGGCTGGTAATCCCCGCGAGGACTGCTCGCTCCATGCCCGAGTCTTGTAGAATTGCATCTGCTTTAGTACCCATTATTAAAACCTACTTTTCTTTGCACTGAGACACGAACGACACTTCTGACCCATTTCACCACCCTTGCGATCAGACTCAAAGGTTTTGCCACACTCGTTGCATTCAACATCGTGTTTTGCAGCAGCCTTACGACCAAGCTTAACCTTGTTCTTCTGTGCCTTTGTCGCCTTAGCCTTATTCCTTTTCACTTCTTCTGGGTCAGGTTCGTTGGTAATTAACTGAGTACCCCCAGTTTCCTTGCTGGTTTCCGTCCTCTTGTCTTCGTCTAGCTGAATTGTCGGATCAGTCTCGTCACCTGTTTTTTTCTTCTTCTTTGTTGCTTTCTTCTTCCCGCTTCCCTTCGGACGACCCCTCTTTTTCTTTTCTGGTTTCTTGGGTTCGTCAACCGATTCCCCAAGAGCCGACACAACAATATTTGCAATCTGTCGCAGAACGCCCTCTGCATCACTGGTTGTTGGCGTGCTCGGAAGGGGTATAGCTTCTCCCGTCAGTCTCTCATAACCCTCGCAGACTGTTTCCCAATTACCACTGCGTATGCCTTCTGCAATATATTCAATTGGACTCATCGGTTGCTCCCTTCATTGTAGCGTGCTCTTACCAGACCACTAATGCTCTGCCCAATTTGTTCAATTCGGCGAGCTAGATACTGTATCCTCTCAAGTCTCAGTTCGGCCTGTCTGACCCAATGGTTCAGCTTGGGGCGGTCGTCTCCAAGCAGGCGATTCACTACCTGATTAGACCACCTTGTGAATGTCAGACATTCGTTGGCCTTTTGTTGCATGAACAGTGCATATTGGGCCAGAATAACCGTATCCTCTGACAATTGTACAGATGATCGTTCTCGCAATGTTTCTCGTGTGAATCCCAGGATGTCTTCAACCTCTTCGTTAGCTGGCTGATGCTGGGGCAATCCTAACGTCTTAACCCATTGACCAAGCTGATCCTTGTAGATTGCTGTTTCATCATTGAGGCTACTCATCGTAAATCTCCACTAAGCGGAACCCATTGAGTTCGCACCAATCACGTTTCTTCTGATCTGTATCCTGCTGATTGTGGAAATCTTTCTTGGTCTTGTGAAAGTGCTTAACGTGTTCCGTGTGTTGTCTCCCATGGCATTCCACAACTAAGTCGATGGATGGTATAAAAAAGTCTAGTATGAATCCATCTCTCGGTATCGGCACTTCTTCAAAGATTACGTCATGTGGATATTGCTCTGCTAGTTGTTGTCCTACTTCGTACTGAAACTTCGACTTCGACTTTCCCTTGGTCCGAAGTCTCTTGCCTTTCAGTCGCAGATTAGCAGTTCCACCATTGAGTAGCCGTACTTCCATATTATACCGCTATATCCTCATAGTTCAACCTAGCCATGACCCCAAGTGTCCCATCAAACAAGACGCACTCAACACCAGCCTCTTGCATCATCTCCCAACCGCATCTGATTGATTCCACCCACGTCTCATGCGCAGATGCTCTGATCATAAACTGGGCGTGACCAACCACTCGGCGTATACCCGCCTGTATAATAGCCTTCGAGCATTCGGAGCAGGAGTAGAAAGGGCAATACAGGATAGCGTCTTTGGTTGTCTTTCCATGTCTTGCCGCATTGAATACTGCTCCGTTCTCTGCATGAACTACCATACGGTACTTAGTGGGGCGATCATCAAGCCGAGATTTGGTCTCTGCCACGCCTCTTGGGAATCTATTCGATGCATAGGTGATAATCGTATTATCTGTATTCACCAATACAGCACCGTTTTTGGTGCTAGGATCAGGACTGGTTGCATTACCATGTGCATAAGCCAGCTTGAGAAAATGACCAGCTTCAGCATTTGTCGTTAGACCAAATGGCTCAGGGAGCCAACTTAGCTGTTCTCGCAAGTCACTCATCGTTTGTCTCCTGTGGTTGCGGGAGTACGATATCCCTCACTTCTGTTTCCAATGTTTTCAGTTTGTCTGGATTCTCTTTGAGGAAGTTGGATAGCCTAGCAAGCCCCTGGAACTTAGGTATGCTGTCGCCTTCCGCGAACATAGGAATCGAATACCATGCGCCTGCCTTTTCAATCAACCCCAGATTCTCGGCTGTGGTAACAATATCTTTGACGACATCGATGCCAACGCCATACCTCAAAGGGAGTGTGCAGGGTAGCAAGGGTCGTCCCATGGCCGACGACTGTACTGTGATGTGCATATCATGACCGTCTGGGGCATTAGTTTCTGCGTTCCTTTCCCACTGTTGGGTCCATGTGACCTTCAGCCAGACAGAACATGCGTACTGTACTGCCACTCCACCCTTTTCTACATACTTGGGACCACGGGGCTCTCGATTGCTCATCATCTGTGAGATGAAAATCAAGATCACATTCTTGGAATCGACGACCTGTTGGGCACGGCGGAAAAATGCAGACAAGAGCTTGGCTGGTCCAGCCATATCCTTGTTCGAGCCAATCTGTTCTTCCTGCTCGGTCATGGTCGAGAGCGCTGCTATACTGTCTATCACGACAACCGCATTCTCCTGAGTCTTGGAAATACGCTCGATGATATTAAGATAATCCTCAGCGGTAAGCGGCTTGTCTATTTGATGTGGGACAACTTGAAGTTTCGCAGGGTCTAGTCCCTGGATCGTTGACAAGAGCGCTGGGGTACATCTCTTCTCGATGTTGATGTAAAACGCCGGGCGATTCAACACCTGGGCGTTTCTGAGCAATTCAAGACACAGGGTAGTCTTTCCACTCTTTGGCTTGCCTGTTATGAGACAAATGGTGCCATCGGGGATGCCGCCACTCAGCGCGATATCTAACGACAACGGAGTGGGAAGAATATTTCTGGACCTGGGGGGCAACGCTTCCGATGCGGGAGCTATGATGCCTTCGCCATGCATCCTCGTGAGAAATGC